CCCTACCAAGTTCGACTGCCACAAGCTGACCGTCGACGTAGCAGGATTGGACGGCGACGAATCCATCACCAGCGAAGCCTCGCGAGAGATGTCCAACGACACACCACCATCGTCCGCCAGCAGGATGTTCGGCTGACTGACGAGGAAGATGTACGTATCAGCGCCCGTGTCGATCGGCACCGAGTTGCTAGTGATGACCGGCACACCGAAGAACGTCCCCCCGCCGATCCCGATGCCGGGGAAAGCGAAGATGTCCTGCGTCGTACGCAGCATCGACAGGTAGAGCGCCGTGCGAGGGTGCATAACGAACATCGCTCCGGACAGGTCGAGATTGTTCGTCGAGAAGTACGCGAACATCTTGGCAATATCCGTCGTGATCAGCGCGATGGTAGTGCCACCCATCGCGTAGGACTGAGCGCCGTTGGAGATCGAAGCCGGACGCACCGTGCCCGACACCGCCACCGTCGGATCGATGAACTGAGCATCCGAGTATTGCACGATCGCCGCGCGCATGTCCGCGCTGACCAACGCCTCCGCCGCCGGGTTGCTGAAGCGCACCGTCTCCTCGGTCAGCACCACGATCGTAGCGATCTTCGTGTGGCCCAGCGTGATCGTCTCGAACGCCATCGCGGACACCGGCTTTGGCGATCCCTCTCCGACCCACTGCGAGGACGAACCCGCCGTCGTGCGTGCCATGCTGATGTTAAACGGCACCCGACGCAGACCGGGCATCCTACCGACGATGGTTTCGGGGCGCAACAGATCGATGAACTCCGACGCCATGTTCTGATACACGACGAGCGGAGCGGCCCAAGTCGCGGCGCTTGTGGTTCCCGCCAGCACCGCAGCCTTTAGCGAGATCTCCACCTCCGGCGTCGAGTCCTTCCAGCTCTTCGACAGCTCGGCCGCTTGCATCAGGTTACCGCGCGAGGAGGCAATCGCCATCGCATACCGCACGAACGCCGTGCCCTTGGGCAGATTGCTCTTGCCCATCACGATGACGCCCTGCCGCGCTGCCGTCGACGCGTCGCCGCTCTCGCCCGCTGCCGCTGTCACCGCCATTGCCCTCGCGACCATCGCCTTCTCGTGGTCACGCAGCCGCGTCAGGTGCTCGTCGATGGACTTCACCTCGCTCGCGTTGCCGTCGTACCCTTCCTTCTCGGTGTCATCGAGAGTGCGACCTTCCTCACCCGCCTTCTTCATGATCTCTTCGTTCGCGGCCACCAGCGCCGCGCGCTTCGCCTCGAACGAGGCAATCTGCTCTGCTAGGGGTTTCATAGTTGCTCCTGTAGGTGTTCCAGAGAATCCCGAAACGCCGGGAGATTTCAACCGCACGACGGGACCGGTGCCGGACGCGGCACGCTGCTGGTCGTCATACGCCTTGATGGTTTGGATGGTGGCCCCAGCGTTAGCGGGGATCGTCACCGCGCTCAGCTCCAGCCAGTCCCACTTGAGGAAGCGCTGCGCGCCCCACGGTTCTTTAGGATCAATCGGTTCGGACTCGATCGTCTTGAACCCGATCGACAGCCCGCGAATCAGCTGCGCCTGGATCAACGTCCAAGCCTCCTGGATCCAAGGAATGGTCAACAGCTCCTTCATCACCCGACCCTTTATCGGGATGCCATCCTTGGTAGGCTTGGCGGAGGTGATCAACCCGATGGGCTGAGAGGAGCGGTGCTGGTAGAGCAGGGATAGCGGCAGGGTGAACTGCGCTCCCATCGGCTCAACGATGTCGCCCATGCGATCGGTGCTCGGCGTCGATGCGATGCCTTCGAACTCGCCGGTGCTCTCGTCGAAAGACTTCAGCTCAAATGCGGCGTAAGCGCGTTGCTTCATCGGACTCTCCTAGAGCGAAATCATTTGGAATTGCGCACGCTGCTTGCTGGCCGTCGCCCGCGCCAACGCCATCAACGTCGCTACTGCCCCGTCGATCTTCTGGCTGGGCTTCATCTTGATCGGGGAGAACATGCCCTTCTTCGCCGGACGCGCTACCACGTTGGAGAAGCACCACGTTGTAATCGGGTTACCATCGTGGTGAAAGCGACCATCCTTGAGCGCCGACTGAAGCTCGTCCATCGGAAGCGCAAAGTTCCACGGGGTCTGTTGAAACTCCACCACGTTACGCACCCCCTGCTCCATCAGCGCCTGTGCCATCTGCGTCGCGTTGAAGGGGTCGTAAACGAACTCCTTCGGGCTGAGTGCTTTGCAGTCGAGCACTACCTGCGCGGTAATCTCCTTGAAGTCGATCGTCGCGCCGTCGGTCTGCGTCAGCTTTCCCAACTTCACCCACTTCGCGTACTGCGCCTGGTTTACACTAGGATCCTCGACCTCCGCCTCCGGTAACCAGTATCGCCCGAAGAGGTAGTAATGTGGTTTGCCCAGTACGTGCTTACGATAGAGTCGCTGCTCGGTACACAGGTCAGTCTTACTCGCCAGGTCCACTCCGATCCAGCACTCCTCACCCACCAACTCATCCTCATCCAGGTCCACGTCCGTCGCCATCTGCCAATGTTGCATGTTCATCCAACCGAGCAGTACGCTGGTCCAGACGTTCATATGCTTAGTCTTGAACCTATTCTGCTGTACAGGGTTCGCCATCGCTTGCCGCTGCTGGCTCCGCAGGAACTCTGCGTCCACCGAGATACCGTAGTTAGGATTCGCCTTGATCAACGACTTAGGGTCAGCCCAGTCATCATTGGGATCGATGCCGAAGATTACGCCAAACAGCTCCTCGTTCTCCAGCACCTTATCCAGTATCTTGCACACCTCATCGTGCTTATCGTGACACGGCCCGGCGTTGTTGTAGCCCGCCGTGGTAATGATCAGCATGAGTGGTTGCGCTCGCGCACCCATTCCAGTCTGCATCGTGTCGTACAGTGCCGGAGTATCGTGCTCGTGGAACTCATCCACGATCGCGCAGGAGGGAGACGAACCGTCCCCAGGATTACCGATGATGGGCTCGAACTTGCTGCCGTCCTTCTCCCTGATGATGGACTTCGCGCGGACCTGAATACCAGTTCCGCGCTGCAACGACTCTGTTCTATCTGCCATCAGCTTCGCGGGGCGGAATACCTCCCACGCTTGCTTCTCAGTACTCGCTCCGGAGTATACCTCCGCTCCGAACTCCCCGTCAGAAGTGAGCATGTAGAGGCCAATCGCCGCCGCGAGGGGGGACTTACCGTTCTTGCGCGGAATCTCCCAGTATGCCTCTCGGAAGCGCCGCTTACCGTCCCGCTTGCGCAACCACCCGAACAGCACCATGACGAGGAAGATCTGCCAAGGTTGCAGCAGGAGACACTGCCGACGCTCCGCCCAAACACCCTTCGTGTGTGGCAAGTGCTCGATGAACCAACAGACCACCGCACCACGCTGCTCGTCGAAGTTGTACGGGTAGATGCTGACTTTAGCGCGACCCAGATCCTCCAGATGTCGCAGCGCAGCCTTCCGAACCCACTGTCCAGAAGGTACGCTCCCTGCCACCACACCCTCAGCGTAACCGAGGGTGATCGCAGAGTACTCCGCGTATCTACTATTGCGTAAGTCCGCTAAAGGGATTGTTCTCATCGTACCCCGTACCTGGTTGAACGGACACCCTGGAGCGATCAGCCGGACTCAGCCCGAACATCGCCACCAGCTTGAAGAAGCGAGCGTAGGTCGCAGCATCTATCTTCTTACTCTTGCGATTCTTCATCGCTGCGAGCACCTTAGCAAATTCCTCCACCACGAACCGATCCTCCTCGAACACCGTACCCGCGTGGCAGGTAGCGAGGATTTCGTGCCAACACAGCAGTTCTGCCTTAGTAAGTCCTCTCGGAGGATCTCCGATCGGCCGCAACCCACCACCAGGTTCCAACAGGCGACTTGCGTACTTCTCTGGATTATGTGAGATCGCACCAGACAGCACCAACGTAGCTGTCGATTTACGTTCCCCACCACCCTTGTTTTTCCTCTTACCAATCATTGATCACAGTTCCTCGGGCTGGGAAGGGTTGAACGGCGACCGCCCCCTCTGAGGGGCGTCATTCTCTTGA